CAGTATTAGAGAATGATGATAAGTATGGCAGATTTAGAAATTGGTGTGAACAACAGGCAGAGAGATACGCCAAAGAAATATCTGGGCATTATATACCAGAAACAGTACAGATTACAGACAGTTGGTTTAATGTTTCTAATACAGGAGGATTCCAACACCAACATTATCATGCCAACTCTTACATATCTGGCGTGTATTATGTCAATTTTGATGCAGAAAAAGGACACTGCCCAACATCATTTACAAAAGATGAGAGGAGTTTCATGCAAAATTCATCTACTTTGCAATTATTAAAGACAAAATACACAGAGTTTAATCAGAATGACGTTATATATGCCAAGGAAGGCGAGTTGATATTGTTCCCATCATATACTACTCATGGATATAAGGAGAATCAGGGAGACAATAGAGTGACAATATCTATGAATATTATGCCAACAGTTGTAACCAATGGCGACTATGGTTGGAGAGTGTCTAATCTAACGCCAAAGGAGAGATATGATGCCTTTATAATTTCTAAAGATTTTGATGCTTGACATTGGCATGGCATAGGTGTATATTAGATACATGGGAAACAAATTGATCTTAGTTATCAATTTTGTTTCTCGCACCCACTATATCCACTAGATACATGGCACTTTGGACAGCAAAAGTTATTCAGAATAATAGATTGTTCTCTACGGAATTTGAGAGTCTATCCCCATTTGGTTCTGACGCATTGATGGAGGCGAAAGGACGATTTGGAACTGATAACATACAGTTGTTCAAGAAGTCAGAAGGTAGTAGAGGAAGGTAGTTGCCATTATCTACTATGATATAGTACACTAGATATGTGGAGAGAGGGTTTGTGTTTGTTCCTCTGCTCCACATTTTTTTTTTTATTATGACAACATTATTGGAAGCAGAATTAAAAGTCAAGGTTTTAAAGTGGACAGAGAAACTTTGCCGTGCTCTTGAACAAGATTACAGAAACTATGCACTTCGTACCTGTATGGATAATCAGGAGAGAATTTCATCAGAGTATATGCAAGAGAGAATAAGAGAGATAGAGAATGATGATCGTAGTATGAAATTTTTTATAGAAAAAGGAAGAAAGTATTATAAGGTTTGTATGTTATGGAGAGGCACACAAGATGATGTAAGCGTACATTGTTTTGTTGATAAAAAGACAGGAGAAGTTTACAAACCAGCAGGGTGGAAGAAACCAGCAAAGTATGTTAGATTTGATATGCGTGATGAAACACAGAGAGCAAGATTATATAATGTCTGCCAGTGGAATGGTGGACACCTCTACATGAGGTAATCTAAATAACTAAAAAGAATTAATTATGGGATACGATTCACTTTCATCAGACACAGAGGCACTAACAAAAGTTAAGTTGCAACAAGTTGATAGATTAAAAAAACAACTACAAGCGGCGATGAAAACCATTGGCAATCTTGACGAGAGATTGACTTCACTTGAGTCAATGGTTCATGCTGCTCTACTCAAACAGCAAGATGATATTGCTGGACTTGTTAAAGATGTGAATGAGATAAAAGGTAATAAAGACATGGAAGAGGCAGCATCAAAATTTGACATGGACGCTATGCCATCTGAATTTGGTGGTATCGGTGCTCCGCCTCCAGTTGGGTAGTTGCCAAACCACAAACAATATGTAATACTAAACTTGAACACACATTTTTTTTATGGAAGATGAAATGATTGATCTCTATGAGATCGCTGAGAGTGATGATGATTGGATTCATTCAATAGAGGGCGTAGAAGAAGTATTCGACCCTGAGACACAAAAACTACTAGCACAGTTCTAAAACTGTCACAATGCCCCTTGAATCAAGGGGCATTTTTAGTATCATATAATTATTGACACAAACACTATGGAATTGAGAGATCATCAAAAAGACATTATTCAGTTGATGACAACAAAAGAAAAAGGCAAAGTTCTTGTACCTACAGGCGGTGGTAAGACCCTATGTATGATACAAGATGCTAAGTGGCGATTCAGTATGCCTGTTCCCCAGACCATAGTTGTTGTTGCTCCTAGAATCTTGTTGGCAAATCAACTATGTTCAGAGTTTCTTCAGCATATTGATAATGTATCGGTGTGCCATGTTCATAGTGGAGATACACACCATTTCAAGACTACTAGACCTAAAAAGATTCAAGAGTGGTATCACAATACTGTCAAGAATATACTGATCTTCACAACATATCATTCTCTACACAGAATCCAAGAGGCGATTGATGTAGAGGTAGATACAATTTACTTTGATGAAGCACACAATTCAGTACAAAAGAATTTCTTGCCTGCTGTTGACTATTTCTCACAGTATGCTAGTCGCAAGTATTTCTTCACTGCCACACCCAAAGAGAACAGAAATGCTTTACTTGGTATGAACAATACCAAGATATTTGGTAATGTGATTGCTCAAGTGCCTGCTCCAGAGTTGATTGCCAAAGGTTATATCATACCGCCTAAAGTGAAGGCAGTAAAATATCCTATTGGTCACTATGATAGTCAGGAAGAAATTGATAAAACAGTTATTCTTGATGCTCTCAAGAATGAGGAGCACATGGACAAAGTTTTGGTAACTGCCAAATCAACTACTAATATCAATAATCTTATCAATCGTACAAACTTTCAGGCATTATGTCACTCTATGAAGTATAATGTATTGCATATCACATCAAAGTATGGTGCTATCATCAATGGTAAGAAAGTTTCAAGAGAAACATTTTTCAATTTGATGAACAAGTGGGGCAATGACTCTGAGAAAAAGTTTGTCATGTTTCATCACTCTATATTGTCAGAGGGTATGAATGTATCAGGACTCACTGCTGCTATATTGATGAGAAATCTTGATCTCATCACAATGGCACAGACTATTGGTAGAGTCATACGCCTTGATAAAAGTGATGCTGCCAAACTACAAAAAGGGGAACTAAAACCACAGGGCAAGGGTTTCAAGAAACCATTTGGCAAGATGTTCGTGCCTGTTTACAGTAATGTAGGTATCAGCACAGAGAAACGATTACAGGGAGTTGTTGACACAATTTTCACAAAAGGAGAGGCGCAAGTCTCAATCACAAATGTAAAACACTAGATAGTAAAAGGAATCAACTACTATGGACAAAGAAAACAGAATGGCGGCAATCCGCAATCTCACTCTAACCAAAATGGAAGAACATTATGCCATGAGAATTGAGAAATTAGTTGATGAAATGAAACTGGAAGATGCTGAGTGCTTATGTCAGGAAATGACCTTTGAAGGCGAAGAGGGCGAGGATTGTGACCTATTTCTTGATGACTTAACTGATTGGTTAGATCAACCATTTCCAGGCACAGACTTACGTTTTTATGATAAAGATGAGTAAGGAAGATAGACAAACTAAAAAAGAATTGATGAATATAGTTTATCCTAATCATCTAAAATATTTAAAGAAATTGAAGGCAGCATTGAAACGTGACCCTAATGGATTAAAACCAAAGAGAAAAACTAGGAAGAATTATAAAAAGAAATGAATGAAAGTTTGTTGTTATTTGGCATAGGAATTAATAAGTTTAAAGTATCTAATTGGCAAGATAAGAAACCAAAGTTGCTAGAACTAATAGATTTTGAGGACACAAAAGTATTGAGTTGCCAATCAGATTATTTTAAACATCAATCAAGGGCGCCATATTTGGAAAGTTTTGTGACAATTTTGGCGGAAGATTTGGATAACTTAGTAAATACTTTTACAGAGGAACTGCAAGAGCGTTATCGTGGAGAGTGCCCAGTTCAGAATATAGAGACTTGGGAACTATGGGCACAGAGATACACACTAGGGCAATATCATGGTGCTCATAATCATGGTAATATGAAAATATCATGTGTATTATATGTTGACTTTGATGTGAATGAACATAGACCTACAAAGTTCTATGCTCCATTTACAAATCCATACTTGGGCGTAATAGAAACAGTATCGCCTCCAGTTGAAGAGGGCAATATCATTGCTTTCCCATCAACATTATTACATGAGTGCCCGCCATGTGATTCTAATATACCTCGAACAGTATTTTCATTTAACATACCATTAAGATAATGTATAAGATTAACGTAACTCTTACAGATAGGCAATATAATCTGTTAAGTGAAGCATTATTCTATTATTCAGAAGAAAAAGATAGTGTTGCCAGTTCTATCGAAGAGTTAGAGGATTTAATTGATGCCTCTACAACTAAGGTAAAAAGAGACAGGAAGTATTTGAACCCTGATTGTGACATTTAGAAAAGTGGCACACTTGCTCGTTGCTTTATTGCCAGAGTATGTCATTATATAAATGTCAGGGATATGCGGTTCTGCTGCCCGAACATTAACTGCCGATCCCATAA